AAATACAAGATCGGATTTGTTGCTGTCACCTTTCGTGTTTATTTCATTCGGCTTTTTTGGATTGTACTGGATTTCGATGGATTGTCCAACCTGGTACATTTCAGGCACATATGCCTTTGTGAATTTGCAGATATACTCGTTTTCATCCACTGTGTATGAAATGATAGGGGTGTACTCTCTAGTAAAAATGCTGACAAATCGGTCCTTGACTTCTTTTATGATTGCGTTGGTCGTAGCGGTGCAACGTTTCTTCTTGGTTGCGCGGGAAATGACATTTTTCACGATCATGATCAGAAAAATAAACGCAACAAGCCAGAGTATGACAGCTGTCAGAATCATTTGACATCCACCTTTCTTTTAAGTTTGGTTTCTTGTTTCTTTGAAGGAAGTGATCCAAGTAGAGTGTCCCAGAATTATACGTGCTGCTTAGCTGTGGCGAATTCATCATTATCCTAAAAATATTATATCCCTTTTGCATGCTGGACAAAAGAGAATACCGGATTGGTCGGTCAATTTTCGTTTCGGTATTGGATAGAATAATTCTGTGAATAGACATTCTTACGTCGCGCAACGTCGCCGCCACTAAGCGGTTCAGGGAGCGGATGGGGCGGTTGTCCCCAACGGCGCACGATAACCAAACCAAGCCGGACACGGAGGCTCACGCGGGCCTCCGTTTTGATTGTATGAGGAGGAGGCGGTGATGTTACGAAAACTGAAAAAGTATTCGCCGACTCCCTTCAAAGCAAAGGATTCGGTGTACGACAAACGGGCTGCCGATCATGCTGTGGCTTTTATCGAATGCCTTTCTCACACCAAGGGCACCTGGGCAGGGAAACCGTTTCTGCTCATCGACTGGCAGGAACAGATCATCCGCGATGTGTTTGGCACACTGAAACCCAGCGGCTACCGTCAATTTAACACAGCGTATATCGAAATACCAAAGAAGAATGGAAAATCAGAGCTTGCTGCAGCGATCGCTCTGCTCTTAACCTGCGGTGACAACGAAGAGCGAGCTGAAGTGTATGGATGCGCAGCCGATCGCCAACAGGCATCGATTGTGTTCGAGGTCGCTAAGGACATGGTGACCATGTGCCCGGCGCTAGCGAAGCGCGTGAAGATCCTTGCTTCGCAGAAACGAATCGTGTACCTGCCGACGGGAAGTTACTATCAGGTGCTCAGCGCCGATGTCGCCAACAAGCACGGTTTCAACACGCACGGCGTTATCTTTGATGAATTACACACGCAGCCGAACCGGCGTTTATTTGACGTTATGACCAAGGGAAGCGGCGACGCGCGTATGCAGCCGCTGTACTTTCTGATCACAACAGCGGGAGACAATACCAACTCAATCTGCTGGGAAGTGCATTCCAAAGCCAAGGACATCCTCGACGGCAGGAAGACAGACCCTACATTCTACCCGGTCATCTATGGTACCGAAGAGAACGACTCCTGGACGGATCCGAAGGTGTGGAAGAAAGCCAATCCTTCTCTCGGGATTACGGTAGGAGTCGACAAGGTAAAAGCTGCATGTGAGAGCGCACAGCAGAACCCCGCCGAGGAGAATGCGTTTCGTCAGCTTCGGTTAAACCAGTGGGTCAAACAGGCAATTCGCTGGATGCCTATGGACTTGTGGGATAAATGCGCATTCACGGTTGACCCTAAAACGCTCGAAGGGCGCGTTTGCTATGGCGGTCTTGATCTTTCGTCCAGTACAGATATCACCGCATTCGTTCTAGTTTTCCCGCCGTTGGATGAGGACGATAAATACTTTGTCCTGCCGTTCTTCTGGATTCCCGAGGAGAATATCGACCTGCGTGTGCGGCGCGATCATGTAAACTATGACCTTTGGGAGAAGCAAGGGTTTCTATTGACCACCGAGGGGAACGTGGTGCATTACGGGTTCATCGAAACGTTTATCGAGCAGCTCAGCAAAGTATACAACATCCGCGAGATCGCGTTCGACCGTTGGGGCGCGGTACAGATGGTACAGAACCTCGAAGGTATGGGATTCACGGTTGTTCCGTTTGGTCAGGGATTCAAGGATATGTCGCCGCCAACAAAGGAGCTCATGAAGCTGACCCTGGAGCATAAGATCGCGCACGGCGGTCAGCCGGTCCTACGCTGGATGATGGACAACATCTATATCCGCACGGATCCCGCCGGGAACATCAAGCCGGACAAAGAAAAAAGCACCGAGAAAATCGACGGTGCTGTTGCAACGATCATGGCACTGGACCGGGCGCTGCGGAATGGCGGCGGCGAGAATGAGAGTATTTACGATGGGCGCGGTTTGTTCATATTGGGATAGTCGCTATTTCAATCACGGGCGTGAAACTGAAATAAGTCTGTAAAAATGCACCGCTATTTCATTTTACGGCTCTACCTGATCGTATTCCAATAAAGTTTGCCATTCGCGGCGTTTATATAAAACCCTGAGAACTTGCACGATATGATCGCTTTCGATCGCTGAATAGAAAACGATGTAATTGCCAACAAACAGACGTCGCACACCGAGCGCGGCGTAAGGTTCTTCTTGAAGCAGATACTGCCGAAACGGAAGCTGTCGCAGCGAATCTATTGCTTCGCGAAATGATTGCAACAACCGAGCGGCGGCTTCCGGCTCATGAAGGGTATCGGCGATATATCCGAAGATCTGATTCAGATCTTGTTCAGCTGCGTTAACAATCCGTATTTCATACTTTTCCAAGGCCGTACTTCCTCTCTATGTCAGAAAATACGTCTTCTGCCTTCCGGCTTCTACCAACATCCGCGTCGGCAAGACCGACATCAAGCATACGGTATAGCTCGTGCTTGCCACTGAGTCGTTCATATTCGGCATTGGACATTACTACGAGATCGCCAGAACCGTTCTTCGTAATGAACACAGGCTCCTGATGCTTGTTGCAGAACTCGGAGATTTCTCCATACCTGTTGCGCAGATCGGAACTGGGTCGGATCACAGCCATCGAAATCACCTCCTGATTTTGATATGCATATTTTATCAATATAACGATATAAAGTCAAATGAGGTATATAAATGGGATTCATCAATTCCATCTTCCACTCTCGTGACAAGCCGAAAGATTCTCTGAACGGCAGTCGCTACAGTTTCTTCTTTGGTGGTACGTCAAGCGGGAAGCCGGTGAATGAAACGACCGCCATGCAGATGACGGCGGTATACTCCTGCGTGAGAATCCTCTCCGAAACCGTCGCGGGGCTGCCGCTGAACGTTTACAGATATAACGATAGCGGTGGGAAGGAGAAGGCATTCAAGCATCCGCTCTATCGGCTGCTGCACGATGAGCCGAACCCCGAGATGACGAGCTTCGCGTTTCGGGAGACGCTCATGAGCCACTTACTGCTGTGGGGAAACGCTTACGCGCAGATCATCCGAAACGCCAGAGGTGAGGTGATCGCGCTTTATCCGCTCATGCCGAACAAAATGACAGTCGACCGTGATCAAAACGGCCGGCTTTTTTATTCGTATCAGCGCGGGTCGGAGGATCCGACCACGCTCGGCAAATCGACACAGGTGACACTTTCTCCCTCAGACGTGCTGCACATCCCCGGACTGGGGTTCGACGGCCTGATCGGCTATAGCCCTATTGCCATGGCGAAGAACGCAATCGGGTTGGCGATCGCAACCGAGGAGTATGGCGCGAAGTTCTTTGCAAACGGTGCGGCGCCGTCCGGCGTACTGGAACACCCCGGCACGATCAAGGATCCGCAGCGCGTCAAGGAAAGCTGGAACTCGGCATATCAGGGCAGCGTGAATTCACATAAGATCGCGGTGCTTGAAGAGGGTATGAAGTATACACCCATCGGGATCGCGCCGGAGCAGGCTCAGTTCTTGGAGACGCGGAAGTTTCAGATTAACGAGATCGCGCGTATCTTCCGTGTACCGCCGCACATGCTAGCGGACTTGGAGAAATCGTCGTTTAGCAACATCGAGCAGCAGTCGCTGGAGTTCGTGAAATATACCCTCGATCCCTGGGTTGTGCGCTGGGAGCAGAGCATGTGCCGGGTACTGTTCAGCGAGAGTGAAAAGCTGACGTATTTCATTAAGTTCAATGTGGATGGACTTCTCCGCGGTGACTATGCCTCCCGCATGAGCGGGTATGCCACCGCCCGGCAGAACGGTTGGATGAGCGCGAACGACATCCGCGAACTCGAAAACCTCGATCGCATCGCACCCGACCTTGGCGGTGATCTGTACTTGATCAACGGGGCGATGACGAAGCTTGAGGACGCGGGATTGTTCGCGGGGACACAATACAAGAAGGAGGATTCCGCTTGAATAGAAGGTTCTGGAACTGGGTGCGAAACGAGGACGGCACCCGAACATTGACACTGAACGGTACGATCGCCGAAGAGAGCTGGTTTGAAGACGACGTCACCCCGAGGATGTTCAGAGACGAACTGAACGCCGGGACGGGTGACGTTGTGATTTGGATCAACAGCCCGGGTGGCGACTGTGTTGCGGCGAGCCAGATCTACACCATGCTCATGGATTACAAGGGGCATATCACGGTCAAGATCGATGGCATTGCGGCGTCTGCAGCATCGGTCATCGCCATGGCGGGAACCGAGGTACTCATGGCCCCGACGAGCTTGCTCATGATCCATAATCCACTGACGGTGGCGATCGGCGACAGCGAGGAGATGCAGAAAGCCATCGCCATGCTGGATGAGGTGAAGGAGAGCATCATAAACGCATATGAGCTGAAAACGGGTATGTCCCGTGCAAAGCTCGCGCACCTCATGGACGCGGAAACGTGGATGAATGCAAATAAGGCGATTGAGCTTGGCTTCGCAGATGGTGTGCTGGCAGATGAAAAGAAACAAGCGGCGCATGGCGATGTGGTGTTCAGCTTCTCACGCCGCGCGGTCACAAATTCGCTGCTGAATAAGCTGCAGCGAAGACAGGCAAGCAAGACGTCTGTTGCGGAGGAGATACCTGCCACCCAAACAACCGAACCGAGATACCCCGTGGAGCCGCTATATCAGCGGCTCTCTTTGATTTCACACTAAGGAGGAAACGAATGAATACGATTCTACAGCTGCGCGAGAATCGCGCGAAGAAGTGGGACGCCGCTAAGGCGTTTCTCGATGTCAAGCGTGGCACGGACGGTCTTCTCTCCGCCGAAGACGCTGGCGCATACGAAAAGATGGAGGCCGAGGTAGTCGCGCTTGGTAAAGAGGTCGAGCGGCTCGAACGTCAGGTTGCACTGGACGCCGAACTGAACAAACCCACCGCCGACCCGCTGACCAGCAAGCCTGCACAGCCCGCTGCGGAACAGAAAACGGGTCGTGCGTCGGATGCGTACAAGAAAGCGTTCTGGAACGCGATCCGCTCCAAGAACCCTAGACCCGAGATTCTCAACTCTCTGGTCGAGGGCACCGACAGCGAGGGTGGTTATCTCGTACCAGACGAGTTCGAAAAAACACTGGTGCAGAAGCTGACGGAAGCGAACGTGCTGCGTCCGCTCTGCCATGTGATCCAAACCAGCTACGGCGATCGTAAGATCCCGGTGGTCGCGTCAAAGGGCACTGCCGACTGGGTCGACGAAGAGGGGACCTATCCGCTCTCGGACGATTCCTTCTCGCAGGTCGTGCTCGGCGCGTATAAGCTTGCGACCATGATCAAGGTATCCGAGGAACTGCTCTCTGACAGCGTCTTCGACATCGAAGGGTATGTGTCCGATCAGTTCGGCAAACGCATCGGCGATAAGGAAGAGGATGCGTTCCTCACCGGCAACGGTGTCAGCAAGCCCATCGGCATTCTCAACACCACCGGTGGCGCGGAAGTCGGTGTGACTACGGCGGGTGCATCCGCGATCACGGGCGACGAGTTGATCGACCTTGTGTACTCGCTCCGCGCACCGTATCGCAAGGGTGCGGTGTTCGTGCTCAACGACACGACTGTAAAACTACTGCGCAAGCTCAAAGACGGGGATGGTCAGTATCTCTGGCGTCCGGGCATCACGGAGAATGCGCCGGACACGATTCTTGGCCACCGAATCGTGACGAGCGAGTTCATGCCGGGGGTCAGCGCGGGGAACAAATCCATCGCGTTTGGCGACTTCTCCTACTACTGGATCGCAGATCGTCAGGGCCGTACCTTTAAGCGCTTGAACGAGCTGTACGCCACGACCGGTCAGATCGGCTTCCTTGCTTCCCAGCGTCTCGACGGCAAACTCATCCTACCGGAAGCGATTAAAGTCTTGCAGCAGAAGGCGTAATGGAGGAGCAACATGGAAATCATAGAGACTCCTGCGGGTGACGTGACTCGCAACTGCAAGAACTACCTCGCAGACGGCGGGGATCGGCTGGTAATCGGCGGCACGCTTGAGATTCGGGAGGGGGCCTCTGTGACGGGGCTTCCCTCCGCTGCGGCGGACAATCCCGGTGTCGTCCGTATCGCTACCAATCAGGTGGCGAGCGCTGCAGTCGACGTTGCGGCGCTGGTTACCGATTTCAACACGCTTCTGCAGAAGCTCAAGGCCGCAGGCATCATGATGGCGGATGAACCGGGCGAGTCGTAATATATGGCAACGCTGCTGAGTAAGGTCAAAGCCAACCTAATTCTCGAGCACGACGCCGACGATGAATTCCTTCA